TTAAATAGGATAAAAGATATTAATAAGATTCGTGCAGGTGATAAAATATATATACCACGACAAAAAGTACAACCGCAACAAGAAAAAATTACAAGAGTAGATAGACCAGTGCAATCTATTCGTAAGCCGCCAACACAACAAAGAACAACACAAAATATTCTAACTAATATTGAAGAGCAAGCCAGGAAAAATATTGCTGCGGCAAAAGAACAAGAGAGAAAAGCTTTAAAGCAAATAGAACAACGAAGACAACAACAACAACAACAGAAAAAGCGTAGTAATATTATTGCTATAAATAAACCTAAAGGTTTACCTAGTGAGGGTATTTGGCAACAAGCTAAAGATACAGTAAACGAACTATTTAATATTGAAGTTCAAGATTTAGGGTCAGGGATAACTGATAGGGCTAAAGCAAGACAAGAAATTATAAATCAAAAACGACAATCAACACGTAGCCCTACTCAACCTAAAAAAGCAGATGAAGGAGTAACAACAAGAAGACAAAGTATAAGCTCTTCATTATTAAATCCAATAGTTAGAGCTATCCCTGGTCTTTCTACAGCAGAGAAAGTTTATGCAAGATCTTTTTTTGATCAAGGTGTTTGGAATGAATCATTTTTAGAAAAGGATGAACTTGATTTTGTTAAAGAACTAGCAAAAAATAAAATCAACAGAGGTTCAATTGGTTTTGAAAGGCCAGTAACATATAGAGATTATAATCCTGAAGCTGGTAAAAAAACAGGTTATCATATGGATTTACCTAGTAGAACAGATGTTTCAGAAGTTATGAAATATACATTTGGAAAAGCAGATTTAGTAAGGGATGGGAATAATATAATTCAAGCTGATGAATATGATCTACCTACTCCAGAAGGAATTCCAATGGAAACACTAGGAGATAAAGCAAGTTATATAACAAATGCGTTTGCAGATTATTTTACAAAAGATAAATCTGGTAATCGTAAATTATCTACAGCTGGGCTTGCTCATAAAATAGGTGAAGTGTTTGGGCCATCAGAAGGAACAGGGCCTTCAATGCGAATTAATTTAGGAACACCTGAATCGTTAGGAATAAGTAAAAAACAATTTTCAAAACTTCCAACATTAGCAGACTATACTAAAATGAACAAACATCGTATAAGAGAAAGACCAATATCAGATTTCTTTGCAGGTATATTTGGCTAAATGAATAATGATATATATTTAATTAAATGGCAAGATGCCGCTGGCGGTTCTAATCTAGGTTGGCGAGATCTAAAAGATCTTAAAGAACTTAGAACTGCTACCGTTATTTCGTGCGGTATAATATTAGAAGACACTGAAGAATTCATAATAGTCTGTCCTCACATAATTATAGATGATAATAAAAATATTACTGAAGGCGATGCCGAATTAGTAATACCTAGATCCTGGATAACAGAAATGAAATGCATAGGAGAATTTTAAATGGAAATAGATAAAGCTAAAATTAAAAGAGAAATCATTTTCTTTTGGGACGATTACAAAATTACAATGCTTGCTAGTTGCGTAGCTTTTGTAGCCGGAGCCTTAATATTTTAAAATATTGGGCGTGTTTGTTGCGGCAATCTCTGATTCAATTTCATTATGTATTTTATCAATACGCTGTTTTGTTTTTCGTATTGCTGTTTTTATTATGTATTGATCGCCTTTATCCCTAAAGACTTTTGAAATATCTTTAAAAGGTAACTCAGTCTTTTCAGAAACTAAGTTACCTTCACCATCAATTAATAATCTAAAACCTATAATGGTTCCCTCATTATATTTCACATGAGTTCCCTACACAGGCTAGTGTCTGTGATCCTTCCGTAGCATCTGTTTCTTCTTTAATATCCCAATTAAATTCTTTTGGAAAATCTTTGATTAATTTATTATATTCTTCTTTTGTAATCTGTTCATACGGAGCTTGTTCATATGTATGATCACTATAGGGAAGAAATGAAATGCCAGATACAGAATCAAAGTTATTATAAATCCAATCGCCAATAGCAAGGAACTCATTATCCCGATAATAAACTGTAATACTTGGTTTGTGTTCACACCAATGCTCCTGATATGCTGCCCATAATTGTAATTGTTCCATTCCAGTTTGATCTGAAGCAAAGACTGCTTTAGTAGGAGCCTTTTGCGGAAAGCTAAAAATTTTAGTAGTCGGTGAATTGTTATCAATTTCTGAAGGAACACCTGCTTCTTCTAAGACTACACATAATGGGTCCCTGGAATCAGCCCTAACTCTTCGTATATAATATGGTGCGTATCTTCCATGTATTCCACTGGCACTATCAACTAATTGGGAAACTGTTCCCGATGGTTTAACACAAGTAATAGCAGCAGACTGATTAATACCAAGTGTTTCAGCCCATATTTTATTTGTTGTAATTGCTTCATCACGTAACCATTGTAATACTGTAGGTAAGTTTTTATTATTTAAAGTCATTAAAGGATTATCTAATATACCAGTAAGTGATACACCAAGTAATGCTTCTTCGGCTGTATTATCTGCCCAACTTTTACGAAGGTATCTAAAATCTGTAAGTGTTGCTTGAAATGTACCAAGTATAGTAGCACATTTAACTTTTTGTTTTAAAGTTTCTAATGTATCATTAGGTCTTACTACAACTTCTGTTAGGTTACAAAATTGATTTGGTTTCAAAATTATTTCCGAACATGGATTACAGCCGAACTCTTGTTCGGGATCTCTACGCCCATTCCTGGCCGCTTGTTTTTGACTTGCTACTCTATTAAAGATACCACGCTCACCAGATCTACTTTCATATAAACTACTCCATTCATTTAAGAAAGCTTCAAAGTCTGGCTTCTCAGTATAACAAGCTGAGTTGTTAGACAAAGCACGTTGAGGTTCATCAACCCACCATTGACCATGCTTGGCTCTACGTATTCTATCGTCTGTAAGATTACTTAAAGATATTAAAGCGGATCTACGTACACCACCTACTACAACTATTTGTGCAATTTTGCAGCAAAGATCGTGGCATTCAAGGCTTGTAAGCTTTCTTCCAGCTGCTGCTTTAAAAATTCCCACTGTGAAATTGAAAAGGTCGATAAGAGGTTCTGGACCACTGGCACGACCACCGAAAGTTTTAAGTGGGGAACCCGAAGGTCTAACTCTACTTGCATCCCATTTGGGTAACTGGCCTGAATACAACAACGATACCAATTCCCTATACGATTTCGACCATCCAATTTTTGAATCTGCGATGTGAATAACGGTGTCTGTTTCATGGAAATCCTCTGCTACTGTTGGAAGATTAGAGATATATTGACGTTCAACACTAAAGCCAACGCCTGTGCCACACATAAGAATGTACATCATTTCATCGAAAGCTCTAGGGCTATCTATGACAATATAACTACAGTTAAACCCTGCTACGTTGTCACGATCTAAAGCTTCACCAGCCGTCATTAAAGCCCTCATGCTAGGCATTACATCCATATTATAAATTGCATCATATAATTCATCATATGGTATATCATTAAACTTATGATTAAATTTTTCTTTCCAGAAATCTATATAACGCTGAACAGTTTCTGCCCAGGTTTCTCTTCTATTTAGATCTTCCATATATCGAGCATATCTACTCTTATGAATGTATTGTTGGTACGGTTTAATCTCCATTAATTCTCCTCAATATTATTAATATCGTTAATGTTTAATTTATACTTGCTGCGTTTTTTTGGTGCTTTAAATTTACCTTCTGCAAATTTATCGTGCGTTTTTCTTTTTTTATGTCGATTAAATTTATCAATACGCTCTTGTTTTCTATCACTCGTCATCAAAACTTCCTCGTTTTGTTACATCTATCCAATCGTCTGGTATACTATCTTCACTGAACCATCTAAATCCTTTAGATGATGCCCATTCACAATGGGATCTTTTAGTTCCATCTTTTCTTCTTGTTGCTTGAGGCATCGGAGCTTCTGGATTAGCAAATAAAAATACAAGTTCAGTATCTTCCGGCAATGCTTTAGCAATCCATACATATTTATTGTATTCATTATGATCCCAAAATCTTCCTTTAGCTTCTAAGAAAATAGTTTTATCACCTATTTGTTTTACAAAATCTGGTTGATAATTATGTTCAACAACATAAGGAACTTTCTCAGTATGGAAAGTCCATTGATTAAAGATTCCAGTATGTAATTCATACTCCCAATTAGAATCATAACCTGAAATTAAATTCTTTTCTATGGGACGTTTGACTCTTTTCTTTCTCAAGCCACTTTTTATTTTAGCTTTCAATGAAGAGTACCTTTATGTTCCATAAAATATTCATCTAATTTTTCCTTTATATCCATATATAATTGTTCACTAAAAGGTTTACCAGCTGTTATGTACCCTGCACAAATTAAAATAAGAACTTCTAATTCTGGAAGTTCCTCTCCTTTTGTTTCCATTGTTGATCTTCCTGTTTTAACTCGTTTAATGAAAGACTATTAATATCTCTATTAGGATCACGTTTAAGTAATCTTTTAAGTTTATTTTTAATCCAACGTGGTGTGTACGCTGTTAACCATAATTGTTTATTAGCGTAAAGATGTGTTTGTTTTGGAAGATAATTACGGTAATTATCCATAGTTATTTTAGCAGCTTCTGTTTCATTAAGCAAACTTTTTAACCACTCTATAAATAATTCATTTGATCTTTCTGTAATTTCTTTACTTCTTTTTTGATTCATTATACTATCTCTTCAACTCTAGGTTCAACTACAACTTTAGTTAAATATTCTAAACGGTTTGCGTACTTAAATGTTCGTAAACCTCTACCATTATTATAGTTTTGAAAACATTCATACTTATAAGGACAATAAGTACAGTTTCTATGTATTTTCATATTACCTTTCTTACCTTCAGCTACTGGACGATAACAAAGATTAGGTATCTCAGTTGAATCTAGTGCTTCTGTTACAGTAGATAGTAAATTATTTATATTAGGCTTAGATAAATCATCAGGCTTATGTAAACAAATATCACCGCCTTCTTTATTTATAACTAAGAATCCACCTTTACGTGTGTCTTCGGCTTTTTCATACGCAGCCAACTGCGGTATATACCCAAATGGATCATCATCATGTAGGTTTCCATTTTTAAATTTACTAAATGCATACTTAGATGCAGTCTTAATATCAACAACTTCCCCATCAATTTTGCAATCCATGTGTCCTTTGATTCCATTTAACTCTACTTCCTTTTGTTCATCAGTTACTGTATGACCTGCTGCACGTACAAGCATTAACACAATCTCTTCAAGTATATGTCCATAAAGAAATTTAACCTGGGTTGCTGCACTATGTCTAGCATTTTTCATTGGTTTATTTTTTTCAAACCATAATTGTCGTGCAGGTTTACCAATGTTAGACATACGTAAACTAAAATTTGTATCACGTTCAGAAGGATCTGACCATTCAAGTATACTACAACGTATACGATCCATTGTTAAATCTAAATCTTTTTCAGTTATGTTTAAAGGTTTACCATCTGATAAATCTTCTAAACTTTTATTAATATCATCTACTAGTGTATTAAGACAAGTCATTTGTTTCTATGCTCCGTAAATTTTAAATCTCTAGTTTGTGGATTAAATTGTAAATGAACAATTCCTTTTTCTTTTTGTTCGGGAGTTCTAGTTGTTCCTTTTGAATAAGTTCTACCAGGCCATCTCTTATCCATACTCATAGTCTTAACATCTATAAGAACAAAATTATCGTTTGGCCTATCCCAAGCAATTAAATCAATTATACCATCACAACCACAATTTTTAAAGACATCATAGCCTTGATCCCATAACCAAGTGACTGCATAATATTCTGCAAAATCTCCTTTCCTACTATCTGACATTTCTTTAGTGAGTTTCAGCCCAATTTGACCCGACATTATATTCTCCTGTAAGTGGGCATCGTAATTCTAATGTAAGCCCAGCTTCTTTAATTGATTCAATACCTGCAATACCAACTGCATCTGCATCACATTCACGAACTTCGATTTGCCACTCATCATGTACGTTGCAAACAAAATGTGCATCTAATTTATTTTCCGTTATTTTATTATAAAGGATACTCATGGCTTCTTTCATTACTATAGCACCAGCACCTTGAAGTAAAGTATTAAGTGCTGCATGTTCAGAACGTATGTATAACTTACGACCATCTAATCCTTTGACATATCCTTTTGTTGAAGCTCTTGCAACTCTGTCTCTAAGATTTTTAAATGATGGGAGATTATCAAGGAAACGTCTTCTAAGTCTTTCGCCATCTTCTTTGTTTCCTCCAACCACTTGACCAAGTTTCGCATTCCCGGCTCCGTAGATGAGTGCATAGATGAATGTTTTACTCTGATCTCTTGATTCAAGCCCTGCAAGTTTTTGATTAGTTGTGTGTATGTCTCCATGCAATATTTCATTTGTGTATGCCTCATCATCCATATAGTGTGCAAGCATTCGTAGTTCTAAACCACTAGCATCTATACCCACTAGTTTATAACCTTCGGGAACTGTCCAACATTCTCGACACTCCTTACCGTAAGGCGATCTTACACTAGGACATTGAGCCATGTTAGGACTATTGTGTGTCATGCGTCCAGTAATAGTGCCGTTTGGATTAACAAAACCACGTACTCTATTATCATCATGTACTTCCTTAATCCAGGAAGTTAGTTGAGCAATACGCTTTTGTAATAATAAATACTCTGCAATAAGTTTTGCTTCTGGTATATCTTTTATTTTACTTAACGTACCTTCGTCAACTATTGGTTGACCAGTTGGAGTAAACTTCTTTGGTTCCCATCCAAAATCAATTAGGTATTCACCTATTTGTTTACGTGAACCTAAATTAAAAGGCTCCTCATTTATACGTGTAATAACACGCTTAACTGCTATATCATCATACTCTTCTTGAGTTAAACGACTTTTCTTTATACTACCTTGTATAGCTGCCATCTTAGATAATGCACCAGACTTAGTAAACGTAGCCTTTAAAACTGTCTTAACTTTTCTAGGTAAAAAAGTTTCATGTACTAAAGTTTCAACTTCATATAGTCGTTCAGATAATTCAGCAACTAACATTGTAGCTTTCTCAACATCTAATAAGAAACCATGTGATCTTTGATCAGTCATAATCTTAGACGCAGTATGTTCTAAACCAACAGCACGAGAACTAAAACCAGAGGATTCAATCTTTAATGTATTAAATACTTTCTGATTTAATAATGTATCATTCTCACAATACTTTAACATTTCTGGAGTAAATGTAGCAAACTCCTCAAACTCTATTTTTCTATGGCCGACACGATAACCCCAGCTTTCTAGGCTATGTCCACCTTCACGTACTGGATTAAATAATCTAGAAAGAACTAACGTATCTACAATCTTAGCATGTTTAAATAGATCTACATCCATTAATTTTTTTATAACTGGAATATCATATCCAATTATATTATGACCAACTAATTTATCTGCTGATTTTAAATACTGTACACCATCAACTAATCTATCAGGGCCATAAGATATAGTTTCATCAGTATCAGCATTTACAGTTGAAATACACCATATATTATTAGGATCAATACCATCTGTTTCTATATCAAATACTAATGTTTTCATAGTTCCACCTGGATTTCATTAACATCACCTAAGTCAACTTCTTCTAAACGTCCTGTATTATTATCATAATATAAGCTTGTTGCTAATCCAACATCACCTGTATATCTTGATTTCAATACACGAACTTTTGTAGTGCTAGATTCAATAGGGTCATCAGATTGTTGATTACGTTCTAAACTTATTACGCAATCAGACAGTTGGGCTATGGATTGACTACCACGCAAATGAGAAAGACCAGTAGCTATACCATTCTCATGCCCACGATTACCATCTATTCTACGTAGATGTGATACTAAGATTAATCCTGCACCTGTCTCTTCAACTAATGTTCTAAGTCTGTGCATAATATTATCTATAGTTCTACGCTCATCACCTTCAACTGAACAAGACACTAACATATGTAAATGATCTACAACTATCCATTTACAACCACAACCTACAATCATAAAACGTAACTTACTAAAGATACTATCTAAATCATTCATTCCAAAATGAGCATGAACCCATACACGATTTTTATTTTCACCGTCATATAGAATATTAAACATCTCATCTAATTGTTCAGCATCATATTCAGCACGTATACTATCAATATGTAATTTAGCATTGGCTTCAATAGAAAGTATGCCATCTATTGTTCTACGCCAATCTTCTTCTAAAGCTATGATACCTATATTGTCTCTTGTATTACGAACAAGCCAATGTTCTAACTCTCGTGTAACACTAGACTTACCCAGGCCAGTGCCACCTGTTAAGGTTACTAGCTCACCTTGACGTAAACCTTCTAATTTAGAATTTAAACCCTCCCAAGGATAAGGTACAGATTCTTTACGCTCACGTTTCTTATAGTTGTCACGTTGATCTGTTACATTTAATACCCCAGAAGGTGTATAAATTTTTGATGCCCACCATGCCGACACATATGCTTTATGTTGTCCAAGCTTTAACATCTCATTGGCATCTTTAAACTGCTCCGGCAGTTGTAAGATCTTAGCCTTCGCAGGTTTTAATAAACGTGCAATTTTCTTAGCTGCTTCCCTTCCAACTTTATCATTATCAAAATTAATAACGATAGTATCATATGATTCCAGGAATTCTAAGTTATCTTTTACATCACGAACTGCACCTTCCGCACCGTTCTTAACTGAGACTACAGGCCATTGGCTACCCATCAGTTGATAGGCAGCCATAGCATCGCACTCTCCTTCTGTTATTGTAATGTATTTACCGCCATCTTGACAAAGTTGTTGACCGAATAAGCTAGTTCCTTTACTTGATCCACGCCAATAGAATTCTTTATTAGGTCTTCTTATCTTGGTAGCAACAACTTCGTTATTTATATACATCGGATAATGGTGTTCATAAATAGAACCATCTGAAGACAACACTGATTTTACTCCATATTTTTTTGCTGTCTCTATTGATATTCCACGATCCGTTAGTGCATTAAAGGAAGCTTCGGTAGAATTATTATTATTTATATTTCTCTGGTAGGTAGAGAAATCAGACACGTTTCCACCAGAAGCTTCAGAATAACTTTTAAAAAATGTACCACAACTAAAACATTTTGCTGATCCATTGTCGTTGATTGCAACAGGATCGCTGCCCCCACAAGAAGGGCAGGGTTGGTTTTGTTTTACAAATGACATTACTCATCCTCTTTTATTAGAGCCTTATCACTTAAATATTCTTGCATCTTTGTATGCATTGCGACTACTGCTGCTTGTGCTAGAGTAGTATCAATGTTAAGTTCATCTGCTTTTCGTTGAGCAACAGCAAGTATTTTAAATACCTGCTGTCCCTCTACACTTAACTTATTAACATCATACTTAGAATCTTCATAAGTATAAGTCATACTCATTACAATTCATCTCCATCATCATCTTCAATATCGAACTCAGCACCATCAGGCGAACCGTACTCAACTAAATCAATAACTTGCATCGCCTGGAAATCAAGCCCTTTATATAGCTGACCATTCCATGTGCTTTCCCATTCTTTATATTGAACTTTAACTTTAGATCCGTTACCTACAGATACATCAATAGGATTTTTAGAACGGTCTAACAGTTTAGGTGCTTGTCTTATCATACCTTCAGGGCCATTTACCTTACGCTTTATCATTAAAGCTGGGCCTTCATCCATCTCTTTAATAGAGAAGCCACGATTCCTAAAACTATCTGCAACCTCTGGTGTTACCACTAAGTTAACACTATACTCTGGTGTATACTTAGTGTTAGGTGTTGTTACAAAAGGCCAATAAGCAAATCCTTCAACTACTGCCATAATTATTTCTCCTATGCTTTCGCAAATAAAAAGTTAATATATTGTGGGATCATGTCCCTAACGTATTGTTCGGTGATTTGTTCACCGTCTTTCTTATGTTGGATAATAACCCAACTAATGAAATTTGTCAACACATTTTTGTTTGGTGTTGTTGTTCCCATTCCCATAACAAATGCCTGGCAAACATAATCTTCTACCATTTCTTCATTACTAGAAAATTCTGGATGTAACATGTTCATTCTTTATACTCACCTAAAAAATTATATGCACCTTGTAAGACTGTAAATTTACATATGTCTAACATAACATTAAACTCAGGTAATTCTACATCAGATAATATTTTAAATTCTGATCCTGTATCTACAATCAAAAGAAAAGTTTGTTTACTATCTTCAACATCTGAACCTGGCACTTGTTTTAAAGCTGTATTTACTTTTTCTTTTAAAGTATTTTTCTTATTGCCAAAATCACCATAAATAATTGACATAAATTATATCCTTATTCTATAAATAAATATTTTAAAATACCTGTCAATAGTATAACACATGCTACACCATTAATCAACATAACAGCACGATCTTTCCAGAGAAAACCTACAACTGCCCATAGTATAGTAGCTATAAAACTTAAAATTAAATCTACTATTCTTAATTCTGGTATCTCAGTACTTCGTACTGTTACAGCTAGAATAAATATTACACTACCTATCCATTTTAAATACCAATCTAATGTACCTTTTGGTGTTGCACTTTTAGTGATACGATTACTATTTTTAATCTCCTCTGTTGTATAACTTTTTCCTTTGGGAGATTTTATTATTTTAATAGACATAATTTTCCTTTGCATAATCTGTAAATAAATACTTTGGATCTACATTCATACCTACTCTACCTATATCACTACGATCTGCATCGAAACAACATTGAATTGTAATATCATATGTGTCTTCATAGTATGGTTTAGCATATGTATGCATTTCACATGCTCTTAAAAGCAATTCAATTTGAGAAGAATTTAATTTTATAAATTCCAGGTTATGTCTTATCCATTGAGCCGCACGTTTACCATGTTGAGGATCTGTATCTTCATTAAGCCTACAACAATCATGTAAGTAAGCAAAATATTTAATAACTTTGAGATCCGCTTTATAATGTGCGCCAATATCTAAGCCAGCTTCATATACATTATGATAATGATTCAACCCATGTAAAGGTGATTGAAGTATTGGCTTTTCATTTATAAGTTTGTTTAATAATTTTTTCATTTATAAAATATATGATCTCCAATTTGTACGGTTTCTTGAAAAGCTGACATCCAATAAGGACTTACTTTTGTTGAATGATAATATAAAGCACCGCCTGTAATATCTTTATGGCTTTGTTCTATCACTACTTTAGAAACTATTTTAGCTGTTGTCCAGGCTTCTTCTTCATTCACATGTTCTAATAGTCCATCACAATAATAACTGAACTGGCATTTATATTTTATAATGCGGCCAGAACTGTCACGTTTTGCTTGTCTTGTTACATCACATAAAGTATCAGGAAACGAATTACTTTTAACACGATTCATTGCTACTAGACCGACAGCAATTTGTCCTAATAATTCCTGGTTTCGTGCTTCAAAATAAACTGTTTCAGCTAAACAATATTCTTCAGTATCTTCTGCCAACAATATGGTCGGACAAAATAATAAAATACTAGCCGTAATTAAATGAGTTTGTTTGTACAAGTTTATCCAAATACCATTTAGCTTTTCTAAGATCTTCAATACCATTTTTATACCTCCAACGATGCATATATTTCAATACATTGCCTTCTAAATAATCTGCAAATCCATCTTCAAGTTGTTGTTCAATGTAATCAATAGCTTCTAGCCCACCTTTGTTATAATGAGGGGGATGATTAACAGGATCTTCTTCCGGGAACATTAGTTTGTCCATCATACTATCAGCTGGATGATATAAACTACCTGTTATAGTTTTAAATGTACTGTTTGTTATATCTTCTGCTTTCGTAACTGGTTTATTCATTAAACATTCCTCTGGTTTATCTGGCCCTTTAGCTTTTAAATTATCCCATTCTTCTGGTTTAGCATTATCAATACTCATAAAACTTTACTACTATAATCTAGTAAAGAAATATACCATACGCAACCAGCTACAATTATAATTCCCAATGCAAGTTTATTATGGAATTTCATAGGCTACTCCCAATATCCGTTCTGATATTTATCTGATATAAGGTCACGATCAACTGGTTCATCATCTCCAGTTAAAGGTATATCAGCATCATTAAAAGACTTCTTTCGATCATACTTGGTTTTATCTTTAACAACTCTTGATCGAAACTCTGGTTTCATAACCATACTTTTAGCTGTATGTTTCATACTAATATCCTCTTATTATTTGTTCAATAGATTCTTGTACCTGGTTATCATTTATATAATGACATTCCCTGATACCACCTCTGGTTTCACACCACAAAGTACCTTGAATATCTGTTTGAATTTCTAATGGGGCATTGCTGCACCCCACTAGAAATAAAACAAAACTAAATCTCAGCATCAGCAACTCTCCGCATAATAGATTCAACTTCAAAAGAATCTAAACCTAAACGACTAAGATCAGCATGTAGTCCAGTATAATCTGGATCAGGTTGATAGTCAATATTGTATGCTACCATATCTTCTATAACTTCATTCATCGTCTTCTGCGTCACAATATTCATCTGGATCTCCCGGAAAAGTTAAAGTATAGCGATTGATACTACCATCAGAACAGGTTGATGGAACCATATTATATTCTTTTCTTAAAAAATTAAGAAGAGAATCTAATGCATCGTAATCTTTATCCCACCAACAACCACGCTCTACACCAAGAAGTGTATTAACCCAATCTAAAAGTTGGTACTCTTTCTTTAAAAGAGTAAGACCTTCATGCCCTAAGTTAACTCTGTACTTAAAGCTATCAGTTTCTGTTACTTTTTTTCTAGTCATTACTTATCTCCTCTAATCCAAGCTTCAACATTATTTATTCTATTTAAAATAGCAATTCGTACAGATTCTAAATGTTTAACTTTAGGGAGATATTTTCTGCGCCAACAATCTTTATTGGAGCGATCTCTCTTTTCCCATATAGCTAATAAAGAATTTATTTCTTCCTCTAATTCTTTAACTGCTTCTTTTAAAGTTGCGATTGGAGTGTCCATTATTTATCTCCTAA